GTATATGCGGAAGCAGCATTTTATGATTTGACCTTTTCAGATGAAAAACAGCCGCGAGAGTTTAATGCCGATTTACCCTCTGTTCCAATGAGTTATGCGTTGGAAGGCACAGGATGGTCTCTTGGTGTAGTTGATGTCACTACCAAACGGACATGGCAATGCCAAGAGAAGAATGCATTGGCCATACTCAGAATGACGCAACAGATTCACGGTGGAGACTTAGTATTTGATAGTCGAAACCGTCTTGTAAATTTACTTACATTTAGTGGTAGAGATAGTGGTGCATTATTTGCCTATAAGAAAAACCTTACAGGTATCAAGAGAGTTGTTGATACCCGCTCTCTGGTGACAAGGTTATATGCCCATGGTAAAGATGGCATGACCTTTGCCACGATCAATAGTGGCAAGGAATATGTAGAAAACTATGAATATTGCAATGAGGTGCGGGTTTCAACACTCGATCTTTCGAATTTCACAAATCCTTATCAAATGCTTGAGTTTACGAATATGCGACTCGCAGAATTTTCAAAGCCCCGTGTTTCCTATGTGCTATCAGCGATGGATTTGTCTGTGCTGACAGGTTATGAGCATGAAAGGTGGTCACTTGGCGACATTGTGACGGTGGATGATAGAGATTTGAATCTTACTATCAAAACAAGGGTTGTTCGCAGACAATACAATCTTCAGGAGCCATGGAAAACTGTACTTGAATTATCATCAAAACTTCGTGAACTTGGTGATACGTCTTCTAGCATTCTCGCTGATCAGCTCGACCAAAGCAACCTCATTGGGCAGGAAATCAAAGATATGGTGCCGTTTAACCATCTGCGTAATAGTAGAGCAGACGATGGCTTTGCTTACTGGCAGAATTCAGGTTTTGAGGTGGACACTGAAAAAGGTGTGACAGGTACAGCTTCATTTAAAGCGGTAGGTTCTGCAACCTCTACAAAAAGTATGGCTCAAACAGTATACCCTGCATCCCGCCGTAACTACACCATATCAGCACAAATAGGATCAGAAAATCTCCAAAAAGGTATAGATGGACAAGTGGGTATCGAGGTAGTATTTGAGTTTGAAGATGGAACTACTGAAACGAGATTTATTGACCTGTTTTAAGAAAGGATGGTGATTGATTTGGCTGTATTTCAACAAATTGCTCGTGATGCAACACCTAAAGGGTATGGGAAGCTTCACTCTATCACCATTCGGTTGGTAGTTTCAAACTGCACGGGAGAAGTATATTTCACTGACATTATGCTGCAGGCAGGTTCTATAGCCACTGGCTGGGTCGGTCATGTATGCGAAATCAAGTGGACGAACGACGGGTAGGTGATGGCTATGCAGGAAAGTAATTTTATACGTTTTGCGGAAGTCATAAAAGTAAGATCAGAAAAGCGTATAGTTAGTATTACTGTGCGTCCCCTTATTACCAACTGTACGGGTTCGATTTATTTCACCGACCTACAACTTCAGGAGGGTGACAAGCTGACAGGATACACGCTACACACGGAAACGTTCCTAAAGCATTCGCCTAATCCGGTACGTTTCCACAATGGTGTAGTCCGTAGTGGAGACACAATCATTATTTTTAACCTCGGAGAAACTTCAAGCGGGCTAGATTGTTATATCTACCCCCTGCAAGCTATGGAAGCTGGCAGCATTCAGCTTTCACAGGGGATGGGTTCACATAAGGTAAAATTTGATTCAGAGGCTTACCCAGGTGATGAATTTGCGCTTAAGGCTTCAACAAGAGAGTGTTTGAGAAACGGCTATCCCACACCGAAACATGGATACTTTCAATACACAGCCGCTACCGACAGTAAGCACCAAGTAAAGCTACAAGACAGAAAATCTGCTAGGGTATATTTCGAATACAAAGAAATGCTGAAAGGGGATCTACGTCCATGAAAGATTATATTAAGGGTAAACGCTGTATGGTATGGTCCTTCATGGGCAATGCTCGGATGTATCAGGCTTTGAACGATTACGGTGACCGTTTAGATACTGTTGGTATTTTCACTTTTGAGGTAGACATCACAGGCACGATAACTGAAACAGGTACTAGCGTTTCTTCCCTTACTCCATATCGTACAAAGTGGCCACATATCAAATGGTTACTTACCATTATGAATCATGGGATAGAGAGCATATTTACGGCTCTGAGAAATAACGAAGGTGGTGCAAAGTCGAAATTCCTCTCAGAAATAGTGCGTATTATGAACAAATACCCTTGGTGTGCAGGTGTAGATATCGATTTAGAGCGCGGTGGCGGATTTGAGAACCGTGCTGCCGCAAATGCTCTATTCGCTGATATATACTCGACTGTTAAAAACTATGATTCATCAAAACTGGTCAATATCTGCTTACCTGGAATGACGGGTGTGCAAGGATCAGTTGGTGGAGAAAATTGGTGTGTTTATGCCGACCTTAACGATTATTGTGATACGGCAGCAATCATGAGTTATGGCATGGCATGGGCAGGTTCAGCTCCAGGCCCAGTATCACCAAGGAGCTGGCTTGAAGGTATCTACAATTATGCTATTACAGCTATGTCACCACAAAAAGTATATATGGGTTTACCTGGTTACGGTTGGAATTGGCAGATTTACGACTATCCATCCAACCTAGGTAAGACTTATCGCGGTACATCGAACACTTACTATGCAGCTAAGAACTGGATGACTGGGGTGTATAACTTTACAAATGATCAGCCTCCACAACCATTTATCCCAATCATTGCCTACTGGGATGATCACGATAAAGTACCATGGGCGCTGCCACATGTCTACGATTATATGGAAGGCTGGGACGCAGTATCACGAGAAGCTCCTATTATTGCTGAAACATATAATCGGCGAAAATATCTTACTTGTTATGGGAAAACACAAAAGTCGGAGTTTGGAACTATATATGTTAACCGAGATGGTGAACCAGACAGCTACACAGATGGTGTTGTGGTTGGTAATGGAATGATCACTCTTTCGTCAAGTGAAGGTAAAGCGGAGTACAACTTTACAATTGACAAATCAGGTACTTATGATGTAGTTGTACAGCTTTGCTTTCCGTTCTGGGATAAGAATGGTATCACAATTGCAATTGACGGTACAGTGGTTAGCTACTCAGAGAATCGTCTGTGGTGGCCATACTGGAGGAAAACTTTCTGGGCAGAACTTGCCACTAATGTAAATCTCCTAGCAGGAACACATAGCATCACGATTGAAGGTGGTGTAGTTGGTACTCAATTTTATGGTTTCCGGGTTTGTTCTAATTTTAGTGAATATCCTTCTGCTGGAGAGGCAACCTTCAGTTTATCTCCACGAAGCTTCAAAGACGTAAATGGTAACATGGCTGTTCCCGACAAAGGGTTTAAGCTTACTACAGAGGTTTTGCGCCGTAAGCCGGATTCAGCGTTAGCTTGGTATGAAGACTTTAGAGATTCCGTCATCCTGCCAGAAAGCTACTGGCAGACGTTATCGGGGAGTTGGAGTGTATGGCAAAATCCTGATGACAATGGCAATCGCCCGTATTCTCAGCTTGAAGGAAGTGGTCAGCTTGCCTGGAAATACGACAGCTTTAGTGATGTGCATATTCGTGCTAGAATTGCCTTTCCTATGAGCGGTAGCGGAAGAGCAGGAGTGTTTTGTGGGAATGTGTTTTGTTGTATCAACATTGATGCCCAACAAGTGGAGCTTTACCAAGGCTCTACATTACTTGGTAGTTATCCGGCAAGTTACTATAAGACTTCAGATGCTGACATCCGCACAAATCCGAATATGTATCTCATTGAAATGAGGAAACGTGGAAATAAGGTGCGTGTCTACTCTGGGAATTCCAACACACTCCGTTTTACTGCAAACATCTCAAGTACGGGTGGCTATTGTGGGATTCAGTCCGATGGGCATATAAAATGTGAACTTCTCCGCTTGGGAGATGCATGGACTTATGAACCTTACGAAGCCTTTGATGTCACCATGCCAGACGGATCACTTATGCAGTATGGCAGAATTGCTAGGAATGGTGTAACTTGGGATAGTAAGTTTCATGTATTTACTCTT